TCCTGAGCCTGAGCCTGAGCCTAGTGAGTTTAGGGCATTAGATCGTATAGGTAAAACGTCGGCGGAAAACAAGTTGTGGCGTGCGCCCGCGATGCGTGCTGGTCGGACTGGTCGCGTTGCTCAAGGTAATATTGGGGATGTGCGGCGTGGGGACTGGACTGAGGGGGATCTTCTTACAGAGGACATTGCGGCGACTTGTCAGTCTCAGTGGGCGAGTAACATGCATGTTGATACTGCGCCGCGTCCTGGCACGTATACGTGGAAGAACATTGAGTGTACTAACTCAGATGGAGACGTAGGGCAAACTAAAAACCTTTGGGGCGCTAGGGAGCATTACGTTCCAGAGAGGGTCATCGAGGATTGCGATTACTCTTGGATGAAAGAGCACGGTATGTACATTTCTCCTCAAGAGGGTTCTACGGTAAAGAGGTCTACGTTTGTAAACGTAGGTGCTCAGGGTCTTCAGTATGCTCACCGTCCGGCTGCGAAGCCTGACAAGCCTAGTTCTTACCCGAACAACCATTCGTACACCAAGAAGCCGACGTACATCGTAGATGACTGTCACATGATTGATTGTGGTAAGTTCGCGGGGCGAGGATCTTTTTCTCTGACCTACTTTACTTGCGGGTCAGTGAACTATCCAGGCACCATCAAGGTTAGTAACTCTTCGTTCGTAGCTAACTGGGACGAACCTAACCCGGACTACTTCGGTGATTACCATGCTACGGGTGCATTTGTATGTACTCATGGTGGTTGGTCTGACTCCAATGTCTGGACGGGTGGGTGCCAGTATGAGCTAGTAGAATTAAAGAACAATCTTTATGACTACACCACTCCTGACCGTAACATTGTTGCTATACGATCTGCTGACAACATTGTAATTGAAGATTGTGCTTTCATTATTCGTGAAAACCATCGGAACAAGGCTGCTGTATCCATTGACTCCTATGTTGACGATCCTACAATCAAGAGTAACACGATTACGTTACGTAACGTACACGCTCCTGGAGAGGTGGTTAAGGTAACCGGAGCAGGAAGCACAAGTTTGCATTGCCCTGGAGAAGAGGTTATCATTGACGCGCGTACTGGTGTGGAGATTTCAAGGAGTTCTCTTTGATCTTTTCGGAGAGTTACTCTTGAGGCGTAGAACCCTCAGTAGAAAGCAATACAGAAACAAGGACGGTAAGTTTTTTGAGAAACAAGAAGACTTTAGAAAGAAACTTACCTACCTTACCATACTAGATAATAAGAGAAAGTTCGGAAAGGACTTTAAACACCAAAATCTAAACGATAGGATTAAATGATATGGATAGATCAAGATATTTTGCTGGTAAACTTACCCCAGGCACACCTAAATTCATGAGATGCGTCAAAAAGTATGGACCATTGCCCGAAAAAGCGGTAGAAACCCCTGTTGAAAAGGTGGTAGAGGTTGTTGAAGAAGTTGAAAAGCCTAAAAAAGCTAATAAAATAGTAAAGAGAACAACAAAAAAGAAGACTGAAGAGTGATTCTGTAGATATTACTCTTTTATTTGGAGAGGCAACTCAGTTTTTGAGATAAATGCCTCTCTATTTTTGTGCCAAGAGTCTCTACCTGCTAATTCTCCTAAAGAATGGTGGATAATCTTAACATCTACGGCTTTATTTGTGAATCCTTCCAGGAATGCTTTTGTAGTGTAATGAATATCATAGAAATCCCAGTCACCTTCGAAATATTCTGGCTTTTCTAGACCAATTTGGCTTATTGTCTTGGCTCTAGCAGCTAAAAAGAGACCATCAAGAACAACAACTTCACCGGGGAAACCGTAAAGAGTATCCACAGGATGTATTCGGTCTGGGTGGACATGGAAAACTCTACCTCTATGCTTACCAGCCATCCACTTTTCTCTATTCCACCATACGGCATCTTTACCTAAGTCCGTAGTTCCTGCAACACCTACAAAACCAACATCTGTAGATTCTGTTTCTTTTATAAGTTTAATTAAGAAATCTTCCTTTGGTTCATGAATCTCAATATCATCATGACAAAAGATAAATAAATCTTCGGGATTAGGATCTGCTTTTTTAAATGCTGTTGTGTATGCGGAAAAGATTGATCTTTGGTTACACATAAGTAATGTTTTTACATTTAAAGAAGAGTAATAGTTTATCAATGAGTGAGCAGTAGCAGAAATATCCTCTCTTGACCTAGTACATATAACAGCATAAATATTCATATACTATAATATAATATATTAAAGGATTTTTCATGGAAAACGATAAATTATTACAAGAATTTAAGAAATGTGCGGATGACCCAGTATATTTCATATCAAACTACATCAAAGTAACTCACCCAGTCCGAGGTCTAGTTCCGTTCAAACTATACCCCTTTCAAGAAAGGATTTTAGGTGACCTAAAGGAGTATAGATTCAATATCTTGCGTAAGTTTCGTCAGGCAGGGTGTACCACTATTGCCGCAGGTTGGTCCTTGTGGACTATTATATTCCAGAAGCACAAGTCTGTAGTCATTCTTTCTAAGGGTGATGCTGAGTCTACAGAAGTACTAGACAGGATTAAACTCATGTATGACGAGCTTCCAGACTTTCTGAAGCCTGGAATCGTAGAGGATAACAAACACACACTAAAGCTTCAAACAAACTCTGTAATTAAATCGAGACCTTCTGGTAAGCAGTCGGGTCGATCACTTGCTGGATCCCTACTAATTATTGATGAGGCTGCATTCATTGAAAATATTGATTCTATTTGGGCTGCTGTTTATCCGATCATTTCTACAGGTGGTCGTGCTTTCGTGCTTTCTACTGTCAACGGTATCGGTAACTGGTATCATGAGGTATATCAAAAGGCTCTGGATGGGGAAAACTCTTTTCACCCCATAGACATTCGTTGGCAAGAACACCCAGAGTATAACTTTACTCCTGGGTTTGAGCATTTATACGAAAAAATGGCTGAGGCAGAGTTGGACATTCATAAGTGGGAAGAAACTACTAAAGCTAACATGCCCACAAAACAGTGGCTTCAGGAGTACGAGTGCAGCTTCTTAGGTACTGGAGACACCTACATTGAGGGAGAAATCCTAAAAGATGTTGCTCGACAAACCAGCGAAGAATATTTTACTAAATATAACAACCGTATGCGCGTGTGGCAAGACCCGCAACCCCACTATAGTTACCTGATAGCGTGTGATACTTCACTAGGAAGAGACCGAGATTACTCTGCATTTCACATAATAAACATGTATAATGGTCAGCAGGTTGCCGAGTTCTACTCTAATAGAACAGCAATAAATGACTTTGCTCAAATATTAGCTAACGAAGGTATGCTATATAATACAGCCCACATTATTTGTGAGCGAAATACGATTGGAAACAATTTGATTGACTGGCTCTACAACGTCTATGAGTATGAAAACTTATGGGCAGATGAGAAAGGAGAGATAGGGTTTCAAATCACAGCAAAAAATAGAGAGAGTATCTTAGCCGAGTTGGAAGAGGCCGTCAGGACTGACCTAATCAAAATCAACTCTACTAGGACCTGCGACGAGCTTTTTACCTTTGTTCTTAGTGAGAATGGTAAAGTTCAAGCGGAAAAAGGATATCATGATGACCTTGTTATGAGTCTTGCCCTCGCTATCCATGCATATAAAAATTTACTAGATACTACGCCAATGGAGTTATTGGGAACAAAGCCAGTTCCTGGGGAAGCACCGCTTCCTGTTACAAATTCCTACTCGGCTAATATCAAGACCGCTTTTGGCGATCTAAGCAAGGAAGATTACAGATGGTTGATAAAATAGAAGAAAACAATGAGGAGCCTATAAACGAAAGTGGGTACACCAATTTTGGTGGGTCCGCTGGAAGAGCGGGAACATACTATACTCCGACTGGGCCTATTGGTAGGTTTTTCGCTAAGTTCTTTGCCACTAAGGCGCAACCAGCAGTCCAGAAAGCATTAGATCAAGGTCAGCCCACAGGGCTTACCGGAGATACGGTTAAGTCTATGGGTGTTCTCAAAGACACCCCAGGAAAGGATGGCCCAGCCATCGGCGGGGTTTCTAGGAACCCTATTGTGCCTCAGAATGAATTAAATAGAAAGAAGAGGTATAGAGAATATGAGGAGATGGATGAGTACCCAGAGGTGGGCGCTGCGTTCGATATCTATGCGGACGATACAACTCAAAAAGGGCCTAGAGGGGAAAGATGGAGAGTAGACTCAAAGAACTCATTAGTTGTTACTGAAGTTGAAAACTTTTTTTCTGATATAAAATTAGATAAGATTATTTGGGATATTGTTAGAAATACGGTTAAGTATGGAGACTGCTTTATAGAAATGATTCTTAACGTAGAGAAGCCAGAAGAGGGAATTAAGAAGCTTAAAGTGCTTAATCCAAATTACCTTCTCCGTGTAGAAAATGAATTCGGCTATTTGAAAAAGTTCCTTCAAGAGATTCCGTCTTCTGACGTAAATGATATGCTTTATAATGGTTCAAATGATCAACGTCCGATTAAGTATATTGAGCTAGATAAGCACCAAATCGTACACTTTAGGCTCCACACATCAGACCCAGTGTTCTATCCGTATGGAAAATCTATTGCTGCGTTGTGCCATAGAATCTTCCGATCTCTGAAGATGATGGAAGACGCTATGATGATTTATCGTCTTTCTCGCGCACCAGAAAGAAGAATTTTTTACATTGACACAGGAAACCTGCCTACAAGTAAAGCTGAAATGTTTATTGAGCGGGTAAAGCAAAAGTTCAAAAAAGAAAAGTTCTATCAAGGGTCTACCTCTCAAGTTAATTCTAGATACAATCCAATGTCCTTAGACGAAGATTTTTTCGTAGCAACTAAGAATGGAAAAGGAACAAAGATTGATACTCTTCCTGGAGCACAGAACTTGGGCGAAATTGAAGACGTTCGTTACTACCGTGACAAACTCTTAGCTGCCCTAAAGATTCCAAAGGACTATCTTGTAGAAAAAGATAAGTCGCCGGAAAGAAAAGCTAACCTTTCTCAGTTAGACGTTAAGTTTGCTAGAACTATTCAGCGCATTCAAGTAGATGTTGAGAGTGGTTTAGAGAACTTAGCCAAAAGACATTTACAGCTAAGAGGCTTCCCCGCAAGCTTAATTAAGCAGTTAAGAATCAGATTGCCTGAGCCCTCCGACATGTCTGCAAAGAGAAAGTTAGATCTAGACGATGCAAAAATTGAAGTTATTGCTAAAGTTAAAGACCTTCAACTTCTTCCTAAAAAGAATATCTACATGGAATATTTTGATATGAACGAAGAGGAGGCTGAACGTATTATCGCTGAGATGGATAAAGAGCTACAGGAACAGGCGGAAATGGAGGCTGAGGGCCAACAGACGCCTACAGGACCAGCTACAGAAGGTATGGAGTCGGCTGAAAACATACCCCCCACAGCGAATGAAAGCACCCTTGTAAGTGACCAAACACCTGTGCAATGGATTCTAGATCGTTCTTTAGATGAAGAGGCGAAAGAAGTAATGCATAGAATTGTAAAAAAACAAAAGCAAAAAGCGGACGAGTTGTCCTAGAACTGCCATATATAAATTAAACGGAGAAAAAAATGTTTTCAAGATTATTCGAGGAAAGAGACAAAACAATCACCCACCTAGTAAAATTAGGTGACTGCATCGGCAGATCAATCCGAGAAAATATTATGCTTTTCAGCATGGACGGCAACAATGATCAGGTTACTTATCTTACAGAAAGCGGTAAGGTTATAACAGGTAAATTTGATATTTCGGAAGATGTTAGCATCACAAATATCAAAGTTCAAGACTCCGCAGTATTTGAAGATGAAGACAGCTTTGATGGTTTTGTAAATGAAAAGATGCATTCCTTCATTGAAAGCATTCATTACTCCGAGTACGGTGACGCTGACGATAGCTTCACTGATATACTCACGCTTTGGGAAAATAGACTAAAGCTCTCTGGAGTCCAAAAAAGGTTGCAAGAACAGTGTGCTAAATTTGCTGAAACGGAAAACATTATCGAATCAGAAAGCTTTCACAATTTATTAGAAGTTATTCCTCAGTTAAACAACTTCTTATCGGAAAACTTAGATAAAATTATTACGGTTCCTGAAATTAGAAATGCGGTAAACTTATCTAACGCCGTTTCTCAGGCGTTTAACTTTCCGAAAATAACCTTAGAGGACCTAGCTGAACAAGGCGAGTATCGCTTGAAGAGAGGAGTAAATGAATCCATTTACGAAATGGTATGCCGCCAGGAGCTTATAAAGAAAGAGATTATTGAATCGAAAAGAGACTTTGAGATGGTTTGGGCAAGTGCCCCAAGTATAAAAAATCTCGCAGGAATGGTATTTGAAGATGCTGAAGCCACCGTAGGTGCTTTAAGTGAGGCGTTAGTAGAGGTTCCTTACCTAGCCTTAGCCTCTAAGAAAAGCTTATTTGAAACTTTCTCGAACTGCCTAGCTTCTGTAGACGGCGCGTTAGGAGTAACTGAAAAGGATATTCAAGAGTTTTCTTCTAAAATATTCGATTATAAGAAAGATGTGAAAGAAGTTTTCATCAGTAACATTAATGAGAAGTACGGCGTAAACATCCAAAATCTTCAGGACCCCGCTTCATTCAAAAGCCTCGCTAATACCCAGGTTGTGATTTTTGAGGCGTTGTCTAGACTTGCCCCCAAAGGAAGTATCCTTAAGGGGGTTCTTTCTGAAATGGCCCAAAGCTTAAAAGGTAAGCACGGTGTAGAGTGCATTGATGTAAACAACTTCCTTCTCGAAACATTCATTACCGCTGGATATGCCTCTATCTTAGAAGAGGGCTCTGAAGAAAGCGTCGATTTTAAAAGAATTACAGGCCAGTTATCAGACATAAAGAACCTAGTAAGCAACATTCAGGTTCAGCTTTCTGAAAAAGATGCTGAATATGAAAGTGATGAGAACTTAGAAGATGTTGCTGAGGCAACAGAGGCAAAGGAAAAAAAGGAAAAAAAGGAAGCCCCAGAAAAAACTGATAAAGATATCGAGGATGAAGCGGAGCATGACGCCGCAGTTGATGGTGTAGATGCTGAATCAGATGCGGCTATGCAGGAAGAAGAAGAAGGAGCTAAGTTAGCTACTGAGCCCGCAGACGTAGTTGAGCCTAAAAGTGAACAAGAGGCCATAGATGATTTAGCTGATTTTGACAAGCTTATGGATGCTATCGTTAAAGAGTTAGACTGACTTGTGTAAAAACACAGGGGAAAGCGTAATAGCACTAAATAAAATCGGAGGAGTGTTTTGTCAGAACTATCATCACTATTATTTGTAGATACCGACGAGCTTGGTAGACCTACAGGACTAGTTGCTTCCGAGGAAACGGATACATTTGCATCGGCATTAATGCCTCAAGATGTAAAGGATACTGTAGTAGCAGTTTACAACAACTCAGGAACTTGGAACGAATCTAGTTCCGTGTCTGGCTTCACTGATGTAAGCTCTATAGTTTATAATAATTCTGGGACATGGAACGATGCCTCGTCTGTTGCTTTTGAGATAATTGGTGATGTAATTTATCCGATTGAAGAGAATCTTACTCTTGATATGGGCGGTGGAGCGGATAGGTCTTTTATTACTTCAGGGCTCAGTAAAACCCTCCTAGAATTTGATGACAAGAGCCGTGTCGCACTAGGAAGAAACTCAGTTCCATTAGAAATTAGTGCTTTTGGTGAGTCTGACGTAAGGCTTGAAGATGACGGAACTGATGGAGCCTTTGTATTAATTAAGGGAACTAGAGTTGGGGATGCTCCAAGCATCAGTCAGGTTCACTTGCAGTCTGCGGACCTAAGTGCTGACGCTGATTGCCAAATTAATTTCGACGCAGATATCAATATGAGCGATGACTCATATCTTCGTGGAGATACGATTGGCAGTAACTTTTTAGAATGTAAGAATGTTCAAAGTTTTGATCTAAGCGCAGGAACCCCTGTACATATTACAAACTTCTTTGGAGATACTAAAGTAGAAGTTATAGAAGCTTCAGCAGGTGTGTCAAGTTCTATGCCAGCCGTAGGCATTCTTGCTCAAGATCTAACCCCTAATCAACAAGGTTTAGTTGATATTTTTGGTGTAACTGATGGTATTGATACTAACAGCTTTGACGAAGGTGATGTTTTATATGTTGCTGTTTCAGGAGGAATAACAAATGTAAGACCTACGGGAACAGGAGAACTAGTTCAAAACATCGGTATTGTAGCTAAGGCTAGTAACAATGGTCGAATAGTTGTTCTTGGTGCTGGAAGAACGAATGACGTACCTAACACTCCAACAAAATTACTTTCAACTAACTACACTGGAACTGGCAATGTACCCACATCTCTAACTACTGTGGATTGGGCTTCTCCGACACTGAATAACGGAAATATTACTTATAGTGCTGGAGAGTTCACTATTCCAGCGGCTATGGCTGGAGACTACTTAGAATTTAATATTCAACTTGGAACAGACACGGGAATAACTCCAGGTAGAATTAAGCTAGAGATGGAGCTACAAAAAGATACTGGTTCTGGATATACCACAGAGGCAGCAGCGGCAGACTATGTGGTTAGGAATGATAGTATTGATAGAGGCTCTATCAGTATTTCTGGGTACATCGACCCCGCTGCGGTATCTTCTGGAGATAAGTATCGTGTTCAAGTTCTACAGGTTGCAGAAGGTAACGCTGGGCAATTTTGGCCTGATGCTTGTAAGATCTCTATCAAGTCTCACCACCCTTAATCACAGCATGTGATTCTGCTTGGCGGCTCGGAGTAGACGCCACATAAAGTTATCTTTCATACTTGCTACTGATGTGTAGACGTTGTTAAGCTTTCTTACAACGTCTTCATCTATTTCTTTACTTTGTAGGACAACTTTAAGATCTTGTACTAAAGACTCGATTTTTTTTCTCTCGTCTTCGGAAACACCCATCAAGCTTTTTTTTATGTCTTGTGCAGTTTTCATTTGATTATATTTACCGTGTGACCTTCTCTCTCATAGTGCCGCTTGCGTGCCTTGCTATGATCTCTGAGATAGTGTTCTTTATCCATGAAATCGTAAACATATACGACCTCCTTAGACTCATGTTTACGTAAAGCTCGCCCAAGAGCTTGAATAGTGGCAATGTCACTTTTCATTCCGCGAGCGTTGATTAGGTGAGTTATTTCTTGAATATTGATTCCAGTTTGGAGGATCTTAGTTCCAATGAGAACGCTACATCCTTCAAACTCTCTGAATCTAGAAATAGCTGAATACCTTTCTTTGATCGAATCAGCCCCTTCGAGAAACTCACACTGGCCTCCAATAAGTTCCTCCAGGGTTCTTCCGTGATCAAGTGATTTGGTAAGAATAAGTATGCGTGCCGATTTGTTGTTTTCTCTAATTCCATTTACAATATCCTTTATGCTGTTATTTCGTCGTTTATTGCAAACGACATATTCCTCATAGACTCCTTGGAAATCTAAAGTATCATCGTGCCCATTAGCTTCGTACTTCTGGTCTATTAGTTGTATAATTGGTTTGGTCAAGGTTCCGTCCTCAACAAGGTTCAGGGTAGTAACGGCTTCATTGATAGGCCCTGTAGCGCCCTCTAGGTTGTATAGGCGTAGATTGTCACTGGGAGGCGTAGCAGTAAGCCCGAAGCGATACAGGGCCTTAGGGAAGGACTGGATGGCTGCTAAGGTGTTTTTGCCGTTTGAAAACTCATGAGCTTCATCAATAAACAAGGCTTCTGCCTCTTCCAGATGCGTATCTAGTATCTTTTCGATGCTCTGTACGGTACAAAGCATAATGTCGCCATAGATATAGCCATCTCCATAACAGAGACCTACGTTTTTTATTCCACAAGTTTCTGATAAAAAATCATAGGTTTGAGTCAGTAGTTGCTTTTGAGAGAACAAAACAACCATTTTACGTCCTTCAAGAGCCTTTATCATGCCCGCTAAGATGAGTGTTTTTCCACTTCCAGTAGGAGATTTGATGATACACCTCTGCATGGCGAGGCTAGTTTGGATCAAATCTTCTTGATAATCGTAATAAGTGAAGCCTTCAATCTGATGATCTTTTAGATTTGTGTCTGTTATTACGGGTTTTTCTAGCTCTGGGGTGCAGTCAATCTTCTTTAAATCGTTTAGAAGTCTAGATAAAAGGCCAGTACGGAATACTCCTGCTTTAGTAATAAAGTGTTGTTTTCCGTCCCAGCGCCTTCTTTTATAAGCGGGGGAATACTCGGCCCCAGGAATTTTGAACGAATAAAGGTCTATCAGAGCCTTCAATAATTCTGTATTGTCTGTCTTTATCAGACTTTTTTGTAGTCCTACTAAGATTTTCATCACACTATAATAGTAAGAAGTATTATGAATACCCAACAACAAGATCAAGAAAAACAAGCAATAATTGCTGCTATCCTAGAAAAAGCTCCTTCTAACGTAGCTGTAGAAGTGGATCTCCCTTCAGAGAGCCGTGTATATCGCCTGGAAGATCCGGGTTCTCCTATAACTATCCGTCCTATGACATATGAGGATGAGAGGGCTATGGTCTCGCAAAGCAGTGATGATCCGATGAATATTGTCTTGTCCAGGTGTGTAGGGAATGTAAAAGTACATGATCTACTACTTATGGACAAAATGTTCTTAATTATGAAGCTCCGTGAGATATCTTTTGGGGATGATTATGAAGTTCTACTTATATGTCCTGATTGTGGGGAGGAAAATCCTGCTACCATAAAGCTATCTCAGTTACCAATTAACCCTGTTCCTGATGATTTTGTTGACCCCGTAACTATTTCTTTGAAAGGTATTGATAAAGAGTGTAAGGTTCGTTTACCCCGTGTAAGAGACACTAAGCACCTATCAGGAGAAGAAGGATATTTTAATGATTTATGGAGGTTCGTAGAGTCTATTGATGGGCATACAGATAAAAGCATTATTCACCCAGTGGTAGAAGGTCTTCCTGTTATGGACCGCCGTGCTATTGTAAATGCTATGTTGGTAGATTATGGAATAGAAACTAAAGCAAAGTTGGATTGTAAAAAGTGCGGAGGGGTGAACGTTGTAGAACTGCCGATTGGAACAGGTTTTTTCGGCGGGAACTAGAAGCAGCAATAAATTTAGACAATCTGCTTCTAGAGGCATACATACTAGTAAAGCGTGCTAAGTTCACTTACTCGGATGTAAAGACAATGACACGCTTTGAAAGGATGATGTTCCTAAAGTTCCTAAAGGACGAATCGGAGAGAGAAGCCAATGCTAGTAAATAATACAGAGTGTGTAGACAGAAATAATAGGCCCACAGTACTACAAAAAGTTGCCCTTCGTGCGCTCTTCGTAAACGATGGAGTATATTCAGACCCTAACGATATTTCAGGAGTAACCATCTTCCGTAGGCAGGATACTTATACTCCCAACGAAGTTATAAGTAAGAATCTAATTTCAAAAAACTTAGATACCGACTTAGTGCAAATGCACTTTGATGGCCCTGCTATAGATGCAGCTAGTTACGATCCAGGAGATCCTCTAGCACTGTCTAGTATTTATAAGACAGGTACAGGTCAGTATGTCGTCATCTTAGACGGCACACAAGACCTCTCAGGAGTTTATGATTTTCATGGCGAAAATGTAACCATGAAGAATGGTGCTTCTGCTATTGGGGAATACGTAGATGCTTGGACTGTACAACAGATAGCTAGTGGTCCGTATCACACGCTCCTACAGCAATTTGAGCTATATGAAGACACGTTCTTTGTTTCTACGGAGCCTATCCAGGTAAGAGCGGCTAACAAATTGGTTAATAAACGTGTCACGTTGGGGTCAGTAACTAATTTAAAAGTAGAGACTGAGCTTACAGTAACCAATAGAACTATCGACGAAGCTACCAAAAACCTTTTCCGTCAATCAGCAATCACTAATGCCAGCGTTCAAATAGACAAAATAAACTCTAACGTTGGTGGGCTCCCCTGTCACGTTGAGGTCTCTGGGTATGCGGATACCTCGGCTCTGGTAGATATTACGTCTTGTAACACGATTATTCTAAACTTCGATACCAGAAACTTAGCCACACACCCGAATGTCGCAGACTTCGGTGGACTCGTCGGGGACTATAGGATTACTGTTAAGTATTCCTTACTTGACGAAGTTATAGTTACTCCTCCGTTCTACTTCACAGTGAGCTAAGATAAGCTAG